CGCTACAAGAAATAAAACAAGAGGATCAACTAGCACAAGACGCAACATCTACAAACATAGTTGGCACAAAGCTAGGACAAGATTTACAAACACAAATAACATCTTTTGTAACAGGCGAAGTATTAACGCTTATGCGTAGTGTCAGCGATACTGCTAGAGTAGATATAAATTCTTCTGGTAGTTATACTGTTATCTTTATACAAGACGGAACATCAAACATTGTAAAGATAAACGGTGGTTCTAGCAGCACTATTAAAATCACCCAAAGTAATTAATGAAGCGTTTACTATTCACAATACTTATAATACTAGGATTGCCATTAGTATTTCAAAGCACGCCTACAGAGATACTAAAACTAAAAGTCTTTGACTATCTTGTGCCTGAACAAGAACCATCTGGTTACTTTACTATTCTCAACATAACCGAAGAAGATATAGACGCAGAAGGTGGTTGGCCTATACCAAGACAAAGACTAGGAGAAATACATAAACAAATTATAGATGCTGGTGCGCTAGGTGTAGGTTGGGTTGTTAGTTTTCCGCATCCAGATAGATTTGGCGGTGATGAATTTTTTGCAGACTCTCTTGCTTATGGTACATCTATTTTGGCTTCATTTGAATACCCAAATCAAATATATCCAAAAACTGTTGGTACGGTAATCAAAGGTCCTGATGTTGGTGGTATGCTAGCAAAGGGTGTGGTACAGAATACTCACAACCTCAGAAGAAACTATATACAAGAAGGTATATCTGCTGCACCCACCGATCTTGATAATCTAGTCAGACGCATACCCTTACTACTTAGAACACCAGACGGTTATGTTAGTTCCTTTGGCACAGAAGTATTAAAAAGTTTAGTGGGTGCAAAAACTTACATTGTCACAACTAATGACATTGGTATACAAGAAATATCTGTTAGAGGATTGCCACCAATCAAAACAGATAGTCTAGGTCGTAAATGGATTAGTTGGGTAGATACACCACAAACTAATCTACAAGAATTAGATGTTGCTAATAAGTTTGTATTTGTTGGGATAACTGCACCAGGAATTATGCCACAAGTTGCAACACCGACTGGATTATTAGAACCACATAAGATTCAAGCTGCATTATCTGAGTCAATACTCATAGAAAACTCTCCAAGGATTCCAGATTGGTCATTAGCAGCCGAAATTTTGATTTTTGGAATTTTTGTGTCGCTGACATGGCTCACAATCAATTATCTCGGTGTAGTTAAGGGTCTAAGTATAGCTGTAATTTTGCTCTTCACCACAGCCTTCTCAGGAGTTTTTAGCGTTCAGAAAGGCATTTTGTTGGACTTTTCATGGACTTTTATCTCACAAATCATAACTTCTACTGTTGCCTTCTATGTAAACTACAAAAAGCAATATAAATTGCGTCAACAAATTAAAAAACAGTTTGAACATTATTTAGATCCAAGACAAATAAAACGATTACAAGATAATCCTGACTTACTAAAACTTGGTGGTGAGAAAAAAGAAGCTACATTTTTATTTACAGATGTTAGAGGTTTTACATCTTTGTCAGAAAAACTAGCACCAGAAGAAGTAACTAAGATTATGAACAAAGCTTTGACCATACAATCAGATGCTGTGCAAAAACATGGCGGCATGGTAGATAAATATATTGGTGATGCAATGATGGCTATATTTAATGCACCTATAGATTTGGATGACCATAGAAGCAAAGCTGTAGAAACTGCTATAGAAATAAAAGAAAACATGAAGAAAGCAGACCTAGGCATAGATATAGGCATAGGTATAAATACTGGCACAGCTGTAATTGGTAACATGGGTAGCGATACAAGATTTGATTATTCTGCTATCGGAGACTGCGTAAATACAGCAGCAAGACTAGAATCTGCAACCAAAGAAGTAGGAAAAGACATATTGATTGGTTATTCTACTGCCATAAATTGTAAATTTGAGTTAAAATTATTGAAACCGATAAGTGTCAAGGGCAAAAGCCAGAAACTGTCGATATATACAATACAGGAGTAAACATTATGCCAATGGTAGGAAAAAAGACATACTCATACACTAAAGCTGGTATGAAGAAAGCCAAAGCAGCTGCAAAGAAAGCTGGTAAAAAAGTGTCATACAAAAAGAAAAAATGATTGACAAACTTATAGGTCCAGTAAGCGACATAGTTGGCAAGCTAGTTCCTGATAAGGACTTACAAGCAAAACTAAACCATGAACTTAAAACCGAACTACATAAAGCGAATATGGCTCAGATTGAAATTAATAAAATTGAAGCTGGTCATAAATCTATATTCGTTAGCGGATGGAGACCGTTTGTGGGTTGGACTTGTGGCGTTGCTATGCTTTATCACTTTTTGTTGCAGCCTATTATCATCTTCTCACTCTCAGCATTTGGAATATCTTTTGTATTACCATCCTTTGACATGGGATCGTTAATGACTGTATTAATGGGTATGTTAGGACTTGGTGGTTTAAGAACTTTTGAAAAGACTAAAGGAGTTGCAAGAAAATGAGTTGGGATAACTTTAAACTAGAAGAATTTGCTTGTAAGCATTGTGGCGAAAACAAAATAGAACATGATCTTATAGATAAGCTACAAGCACTTAGAACTGACTGTGGTTTTCCATTTAAGATAACAAGTGGTTTTAGATGTGCTGACCATCCTGTAGAAATAAAGAAATCAAAACCAGGTACACACGCTTTAGGTTTAGCAGCTGACATAGGTGTACGAGGTAAACAAGCATTAGAAATTATATCTAAAGCTAGAGACTATGGATTTACTGGTATTGGTGTAAACCAAAAAGGTAATGCTAGGTTTATACACTTAGATATATCTAAAGACTCACAAGGTCGACCAAGACCGCATATCTGGAGTTACTAATGGACCCATTGATGTATTGGAACATTGTTATTACTTTGGTAATTGCACCTATCATACATGGCATTAGAACAAACGCGACAGAATTAAAAAGAGTTGATATACTACTCAATAAGACTCGCGAAGAGGTAGCAAGAAATTATGTTACCAAAGAAGAATTTGCAATCAGCATAGATAGGGTTATAGATCGTTTAGACAAGCTAGACGCAAAGATGGACAAGTTAATTACAGGTTAGTATGGAAAAAAATAAACAAACTAGACAATCGTTTTCAGACAGGCAAGGTGGAATGAACATAGGCACATTGTTTGGTATAGATGGGTTGGTAGATAATAGTGCTTCAACCATTGGAGGTTTAGGTAAAGGTCTTGGAAATAGAGCAGGTGTTGGCGGAAACGTGCCAATAACAAGCCTTATGCCATTAGTAGATCCAACATATCGTTCTGGCTTTGATTATGCTCGTTCTATAGCAGGCGGTATGCCAATGTCACAAGTTATTGCACCAGGCGTAAGTTATTCTCCAGAACAACCAGGCGGTTATACACAAGCAGACTTAAATGCTATGTTAGGTCAAACACCACCACCCCCACCACCTCCTCCTACTGGACCAACATATAAAGAAGGTATAGAAGATATGATTCGTATACCACCTTCGGAAAGAGGTGTATTAATACCAGTTGATAGAAAAATGCCACCGTTAAGAGATTTGTTTGGTGGTTCTCCAACACAAATGCCATTGCCTATACCTGATTACGATCCAAGAGATATAGATATAGATGCAATTCGTCAACAAATAGCAGAATCAGGAATAGACTTTACTAACTTGTTTGGATTACCAAAATATGAAACACCTGACTTATCAGAGTTTGTAAGAAAAGAAGATATCCCATCATTTATACCAGACGTTCCTACAGGTAGAGAATTTTCTATAGAAGATATTAGAAGTGGTTTAGATTTACCTGATTTTACACAATTCGCTAGACAAGAAGATATACCTACAATACCAACATTTGAACAAGCAGACTTAAGCGGTTTTGCAAGATTGGAAGATATACCACAAATACCAACAAGAGAAGATTTTTTATCTATAGCTAGAGAAGGCATAGATATACCAATGCCTCAACAACCTGATGTTTCTAAGTTTGTAACCCAAGAAGATATTAATAGAGCTATAGCTGGTATTGATATACCAACCTACCAAGCTCCTAATTTATCTGCTTATGACACAAGAATTGCAGAATTAGAACAAGAATTAGCTGGTTTAAAACAACCAACTGGCGGTAGTTTTTCAATATCACAACCAAGACCAATGGGATTATTTTAATGTCGGTAACACACGAAGAAGTAGTTAAAGCTGCACAAGCTGAACAAATATTAACAAGTGACGTTTTTAAAGAAGCAATAGAAAATCTTAAAAACGAATATATAACTCATTGGTTAAACTCACGTGATATAGCAGATGTAACCGCTAGAGAAGATATACATAGATCATTATTACTATTACCAGAGGTTGAAAGACATCTGCGTATCATTGCAGAGAAAGGTAAGCTAACAAAAGCTAACATAAACAAAATTAGAAAAATCGGCTAAACCTTTTCATTTCCCATATTATTAGGCTAAAATACCCTTAAATACATTAAGGAGTATTTATATGAGCAATAACGGAAAACCGACTGCTTTACAAACTGATAA